ATGTGTATCTTAAAGTTCGGCTAGTGTTTGATCCCCCTCAAACGGGAGTTCTTTTAGATGCAATGAAAGCAATGATTACCGAATTTGAATGGCGCCTGTCAGTTCAGGTCGAGGGAGGAAATAATGGATAAACCATCACTTAATGAACTAAAACATGTCGGTGTCCTTGGAATGAAGTGGGGAAAACATGGGGGCGGTTCAAATTCAAAGGCTGCAGATAAACAAATTAAAAAAGAAATGCGAAATGCTGTAAAAAATCGAAGACATCTAAGCGATGCAGATCTAACTGCAAAAATAGGTCGTCTTGAGAAAGAAAAGAAATTAAAAGATCTTACAGACTCGGAGATAAATGCTGGAAAAAAGGCAACTAATGATATAATGAAGTCGGCCGGAACAAAAGTTGCGACTACTATCATCAGTGGCGCGGCGTTATATGCAATAAAATATGCCGTCACAAAAAAGTTTGACCCCATTGAGGCAGCCTCATTCATAGCGCCAAAACCCGGCAAAAAATAAGTATAAGGAGAAGTATTATGGATTACACCTTTACAAACAAATCAAAAACCCTAACTCATGTCGGAGTTCTTGGTATGAAATGGGGTAAAAGGGGATCAACCCTTCATAAAGTTGCATCCAGTAATGTTGGAAAGAACATTGTTAAGGGCGCCGTGGCAGGTCAAAAAGCAGCCAAAAAACTTGGAGAATATGGTAAAGAAGTTGGTAAAATGGAGTTAAATGTTCTTAAACATCCAATATTAACGACCAAGGCCAACTATGAATCTAAGCAAGCAAGTCCATTGAAGGATCGTATTAGACGAGAACTCGTGTATTCTAATACAAAAGAAGTAAAAGATGTTAATTCTAGAGTTGATGCTCTTGCAAAAGAACATCTTGCTAAAAAAGAAGCAAAAGAAACAGCCAAGAAAGAACTAAAGTCTGCGAAGTCTAAAGCCGATTATGATAAGGCCGCAAAAAAATATACGGATTCATTGTTATCGGCCGGAGCTAGTAAGTCGCCAAAAGCATGGTTATCAGAGGCTGGAAAAGTAGCAATTAACGGATATATTCACCCAATAATAACTAACCGAGCAAATACCCAATCAAAACAAGCAGGAAGTTTTGGAAACGAAGTTCGACGGACCCTTCTTTATCAAAATACAAATGATCTTCGAGACGTCAATCAACGGATATATAAAGCAATAGCTGACAAAAAAGCCAAGAAACTTTAACATAATTTCAAAGGAGCCTATTATGGATTACCCCTTTATAAATAAATCAAAAACCCTAACTCATATAGGCATCCTCGGTATGAAGTGGGGTAAACGCAAATCATCGAGCGAAGTTTCTGCTGTAGGTCAGAAAAAAGCCAGCGATAAATATAAAAAAACGATGATAAAAGTTGAACGAGATATAGTTAAAGGCCAAGGAGTACGACAGATAGAGGCCTATAATAAGACTGCCAACGAGTATAATAACGGAAAAATAGCAGCTTTTAACAAAACACATAATGCTGATTCTGTTGATTATAATGAGAAGTATGCTCAAAAATTTAATAAGGATTGGCGTGATAATTTTAATAAAATGCAATTATCCGATATTAAAAAAAACAAAAATTATCAAAAAGCTCAGGAACTTGTTAAGAAATATGATCTCGAGAGTTTTGATAGTCTTTCGCAAAAAAACAGGGCTTTTATAAAAGAAATGGAAGCACAGTATTCTAGTGACTAACCTATTTAAACAACTAAAGGAGCCTAAATGGGATTATCAAATACCGCTACCCCACGATATTATGGTCAGTTTAGGGACGATGTTGTTAGAGGAAATATTCCAGTAAATAAAGAAATATCAATGGAAATGAATCGAATAGATGATCTTATTGCTAATAAAGGTGTTTATTATGATGAAGATGCCGTTGAGGGTTTTGTAAAATACTGTGAAAACGAACTAACTCTTACTGATGGTGCAGATTTGATACTCCTTGACACTTTTAAATTATGGGCCGAAGAAGTTTTTGGTTGGTATTATTTTGTTGAAAGGAGTGTCTACGAGCCAAATCCTGACAACAATGGTGGCATATATGTTCGTAAAATGATTAAAAAACGGCTTACTAATAAGCAATATTTGATTATTGCTCGTGGTGCAGCCAAGTCAATGTATGGTTCATGCATACAAAATTATTTCTTAAACGTGGATACCTCAACAACCCACCAAATAACAACCGCTCCTACGATGAAACAAGCGGATGAAGTTATGTCCCCAATACGAACTGCCATTGTACGAGCAAGAGGTCCACTCTTTAAATTTCTAACAGAAGGATCCTTACAAAATACAACTGGTTCTCGCGCAAATAGAGTTAAACTTGCATCCACTAAAAAAGGAATTGAGAACTTTCTTACCGGATCTATTCTTGAGGTTCGACCAATGTCAATTGATAAGCTTCAGGGTCTTCGTCCTAAGATTTCAACCGTGGACGAGTGGCTATCGGGTGATATTCGAGAAGACGTTGTCGGCGCAATCGAACAAGGAGCATCTAAACTTGATGACTATCTAATAGTGGCAATGAGTTCAGAAGGAACTGTCCGAAACAGTTCGGGTGATACTATTAAGATGGAACTTATGAATATTCTTAAGGGTGAATACATAAATCCTCATGTTTCCATATGGTACTATAGACTCGACGATGTGGCTGAAGTAAGTGATCCATCCATGTGGGTAAAGGCTCAACCGAACATTGGTAAAACTGTAACCTATGAGGTATATCAACTTGATGTTGAGAGAGCAGAAAACGCTCCCGCAACTAGAAATGATATATTGGCAAAACGGTTTGGTATTCCAATGGAGGGATACACCTATTTCTTTACTTATGAAGAAACCCTTCCACACAGGCGTAGAGATTTCTGGTCAATGCCATGTGCATTGGGTGGTGATCTATCGCAGGGTGATGACTTCTGCGCCTTTACTTTTCTTTTTCCTTTGCCAAATGGAACCTTTGGTATAAAGACTCGATGTTATATTTCGTCATTAACACTTATGCGACTTCCAGGTGCAATGCGCATAAAATATGATCAATTTATAAATGAGGGGTCACTCATGGTATTAGAATGTACGGTTCTAGACATGATGGATGTGTTTGATGACCTTGATAAGTTTATTGAGGACAGCCAATATGATGTTCGTTGCTTTGGATTTGACCCATATAATGCAAAAGAATTTATTGCTAGATGGGAAACCGAGAACGGTCCATATGGCATAGAAAAAGTAATTCAAGGAATCAAAACCGAGTCAGTTCCTCTTGGTGAATTGAAAACATTATCAGAAGAACGGATGTTAATCTTTGATCAGGAATTAATGTCATTTGCAATGGGCAATGCAATAACCCTAGAAGATACAAACGGCAACCGCAAACTGTTGAAGAAGCGGTATGACCAAAAAATCGATAGCGTCTCTGGAATGATGGACGCCTGGATAGCGTATAAACTAAACAAAGAAGCGTTTGAATAACAGAAAGAGGTGATCCGGTTGCCAGAACCGCTGAGCACAAGATTAAAACATGCATGGAATGCTTTCCGAAATCGCGATCCTACCATGAACAACACACAGGAACTTGGTTACGGGTCTTCTTGGCGACAAGATAGAATCCGGTTACATGTAACCAATGAACGATCAGTAATAATTTCAGTTTATAATCGAATAGCTTTGGACGTGTCCGCGGTGTCTATACAACATGTCAGGGTTGATCAAAATGGGAGATTCATTGAGAACGTTGATTCTTCTTTAAATTATTGCCTAACCCAAGAAGCAAATATTGACCAGACTCATCGGTCTTTTATACAAGACATAGTCATGTCGATGTTTGACGAAGGTGTTGTAGCAGTAGTTCCGGTTGATACCTCTGTCGATTCTCAAATCTCTGGAGCATTTGATGTTCAATCTATGCGTGTTGGTAAAATTATTGCATGGTTTCCAAAACACGTTAGGGTTAAATTATATAATGAAAACTCTGGAGTACAAGAAGAATTAACATTGTTAAAAACTAGTGTGGCAATTATTGAGAATCCTCTTTATTCCGTTATGAATGAGCCCAATAGTACACTTAAAAGACTTCTAAAGAAGTTGGCATTATTGGATGCCATTGACGAACAAAGTGGCGCTGGAAAACTTGATCTTATAATCCAATTACCTTATGTTATAAAATCAGAAGCGCGAAGAGAACAAGCAGAGACCAGAAGAAAATCCATCGAAATGCAACTAACCGGATCAAAGTATGGCATTGCATACACCGATGGAACAGAACGGGTAACCCAACTAAATCGGCCTGTAGAAAACAACCTTATGAACCAAATCCAATATTTAACGAGTATGCTATATAGCCAGTTAGGGATAACGGAAGAGGTTTTTACTGGAAAGGCTGATGAGGCTACAATGATAAACTATCAAAATCGCACTGTAAATTTAATTGTATCAGCGATCGTCTATGAGTTTAGGCGAAAATTCTTAACCCGCACTGCTCGTACCCAAAAGCAATCTATACTATGGTTTAGAGAGGCATTTGGCCTCGTAACGGTAAGTAATCTGGCAGACGTGGCAGATAAATTTACCAGAAACGAGATATTGTCATCCAATGAAATACGAGCAATTATAGGTTATAAACCAGATTCCGATCCAAAGTCTGATAAATTAATAAATAAAAATTTAAACGCATCCAAAGAACAGCCTTCAGAAGAGGCAACAAATTCGAAAGGAGTTCAATTAAATGGACAAAACAAAATTTGACTTTAGTGGATATGCCACTAAAAACGGTCTTAAATGCACTGATGGCAGAACAATTCTTAAAGATGCGTTTAAACACCAGGATGGTCAGACCGTACCACTAGTATGGCAGCACCTTCATAATGACCCCGCAAATATATTGGGCCACGCAATGCTCGAGAATCGCACAGATGGGGTTTATTGTTGGGGTAAATTCAACGATACTGAGCCGGCAAAGACTGCAAAAGAACTGGTTGCTCATGGAGACATATCTTTCCTGTCTATATATGCTAATCAGCTCCAGGAAAAGTCAAAACAGGTTATTCATGGGGCTATTCGCGAGGTAAGCCTTGTTCTTTGTGGTGCAAACTCAGGAGCCCTGATTGACAATCTAAGTTTTGCGCACTCAGATGGCACTGTTGACGATGACGAGACAGAAGCTCTAATCTATACCGGTCTTGGTCTCGAACATGCCGATACTACACCAGCAGCCGCAGGAGAGAAAACTATTGCTGATGTGTTTGACACATTTACAGAAGAGCAAAAAACAGTTGTATATGCTCTAATTGCACAGGCCCTTTCTGATGAAG